TCGTCGCGTGTGCCCACTCTTGCCGACAATGAGTACCCGGACTACTGGGACTTCTACGTCGAACGCGTGGTGGCACACACAGATCCCACCACTGGTCAACAGTATGCGGTCTACGAGCCCTACTTCAAGGACAACTCAGTCTTTACGTCGATTTACGAGTATCTCGCACGTATCGGCTATGAGTCCATGAAGCACAAGCAGAACCAAGATTTGGTTGCAGCTTCGGAGCTCGCGTACCGCACTGTGGAGGTGTGCCGTCAGTGCTGCCGTCCCATGATCAAGTGCATCTGTCCTGAAACCGAACTTCAGTCAATGGAAGTTTGTGGACTGCACCCAGCATCGTGGATGGTCCTGGTGGCTGTTCTCTACCGTATCTGGCAGACGATGGCCGTCCCGCAGATTAATACTCTGCGGACAGCTGTCGACCGGCGGATCGAAGAGTACCTCAAGCAACGCATGAAGAAGGCGGCCTACAAGGCCATCTGTGGTTCCAACGAGAAAATCGTTGAAGTCGCACAAGCAACTACGAAGGTAGCAGGCGACGTCCTGCAGGGTCTGGACAAGATCCGGGCCCAAGTGGCTGCTTCGGCGATCACGCGTGCTGAAAAGCTCCAGTGTGAACATGCGATGGTGCGCGGGATCATTGTCTCTTTTGGAGATCGCATGCGCAAGCATATAGTGAAGCACAGAGTGCTTTACGCCTTCCTCTCCTTCGTGCCGACTGCGGTAGCTATCGCAGCGGCTTGGAAGATGTGGAACTCACCTATCGCGCAATCCAGTGCGGAAGAGGGTGTGCGTCCCACCGCGAAGGATGAGAAGCCCAACCCGTGGTACCGGGACGACTATGAGCCATCAACGTTTGACGTTGGTGCGCTCTCATCGTCTTGGAAGGCCCTGAGTGTGGAGCAAGTGGCACAAAAGGTGTACCGCAACTGTCTCTATGCTAAGGCCCGCTACGAGCGGGATGGACCCAAGTCGCGCACGATGCGCATCTTCGGTCTGGGCGGAAATCTCTATGTGACGAACAGCCACAACATTCCTGAATTGGATGTTACGCTGGACATTGTCATGCAGAAGAAGACTGCCGGCATCACGACGAACTTCAGCTTCTTTGTTGGAGCGAAGGATACGTATCGGATGCCTGAGCGTGACCTGGTGTTTTTCCGCATCGGCTGCGCTCCCCCCCTCCCAAACTTGCTGGATCTGATTCCAGCGCAGGGCTACCGCACTGTGTGTAATGGAGCTCTGTGTGGGCGCGACGAGAATGGCGTGGATGAAACCACTGCCATGCGTGCCATCAGGTTCGAGGAGCAGAAGAAGATCCATGCTCTTAGCCAGAACTTCGATTCGTGGACGGCCCAAGTGGACGTCGATACGGTGAAGGGCATGTGTGGTTCCGTTGTTCTCGGCTTTACGCCAAGCGGACCTATGCTTCTTGGGCTGCACCAGACGGGTGGTGTGGCTCGGCGCGTCTCAGCTGTCCAGCTGTGTCGCGAGGACGTGGATGATGCTATTCAGCACTTCCGCATGCCGTTAGTTCAAGCGGGTCAACCTGATCTGACTGACAAGAACGGCGAGCAGATTGTCTTGCAACCGCTGCACCACAAGAGCGTTTTTCGCTTCTTGGAACAGGGTGTGGCTAACGTGTACGGCTCTCTGCCAGGATTTCGAGCTACTCACCGATCGAAGGTGACAAAAACTCACATCGCAGATGCGTGTGTTGAGCGTGGCTACGAGATCACAACAGCAGCGCCTGTCATGAAGGGATGGGCGCCGTGGCGTCATGCGGCACAGGATGTCGTGGAGCAACAGTTCACGGTTCGGCAATCATTGCTGGACGACTGTGTTCAGGCCTTCGCGAC